CGTGGGTGGTGGAGCCTGCTTCAAGTTGGAACGTGACGTATTCGTTTATAGTCTGAACGGCTTGAGTGGTGATGACAAAGGCGAGGCGCACGAATCCTTCTGTTTCTTCGTTAAGCGAAAACGTGCCACCAAATACCGTTCCGTCGCTTTTCCTTACGAACTGAACATGAAGATATTCACTCACGCTTCCATTTTTGCTGAGCGAGTAAGTACCTGGTGAAAGCGTGAAAAGCATTTCGCTTGTTACTTCGCTGCGATACGGTTTAGTCCATGTGGAATGTTGACCGCCAGACCCGCTAACAAAGCACCCCTTGCCATCATATGCATATGAGACATCGCCATCTGAACCTGAGAATATGTATGTCTTCGCGAGGTTCCTCCCCTGCACCTCCAACCCAACATGCCCGTAAGGTACGTAAGGCGTGGGGGTGGTGCCGAGTTCGAGTTGGCATTCAGACTCAGCGCCAGTCGAGCAGAGATACACCGCAACATAATCCGCATCGCCAGAGTTGAACGTGTTTGCGTTCGCGTTCGAGACAATCAGCGACGTTCCGCTCATGCCGCCAGAAATGTTCTCTGATGGCACTTTCGTCACGTTGAGTCGGTTTTTGCCGATTGCAGATACGACATAATCAGTGTTCCTGCTCACAGCGGCCACGTAAATATTAACGCCAGTTGATACCATAATCGTGCCGTCGTTGTTTACAATCATGTTCGCGTGTTTTGTCTTGAACAGGTTCCTCCCCCGCGCCACCCTCACTTCCTGCGGGTTGTCAGGCGTTGGCGTGCCGTCCTGCTCTGCCCAGCCTTTCGCGTCCACCGAGTAAATCGGCCCGTTTGTCTCGTCGGTCACCACATCGCCGATAGACAACGCGCCGCCGTCCACTGTCAGCCCAGAGCCGAGGGTAGCGCCGCCGCGCGTGTCGGTGGTCATGAGGGGAACGGCGAGTTCGCTTATATCGCCTATCGCCTCGATTGCGGCCTCGGCGCGTTGGCTCGCGTCGGTGGCGCTCTCAGCAGCCGTGTCCGCAGCCGTGGCGGACGCGCTCGCGGATTGCGCCGCGTTGTTCGCGTTGGTTGTCGCGGTATTAGCGCTATCTGCTGCCGTGGTCGCATTAGTAGCGGCAGTAGTCGCATTTTCAGCCGCTTCACTAGCAGCCTGCGCCGCATCGCTCGCGTTCTCTGCCGATTCGCTAGCGTTACCCGCCGCCGTGGACGCATCAGCGGCAGCGTTGTTAGCAGCTAGCGCCGCGCTGTTAGCGGCTTCGATAGCTTCATCAATCGCGGAGCTGTGCGACTGCGACGGGTCGGCACCTTCTTTCGCGTTTTCGAGCACGATCACGTTAATTCGGTTGGTGGAGCAAATGACCGTTTCGCCGCTGAAAACCTCGATGTAAGCAATATCTGTAAAGCCCGGTACTGTAGCCGCGAACGTCTCGTCAATGTTGATAGTCGCGACGTTCCCGCTAGCGGTGCCGTCCACGCTGTAATAGCTGATTTCGTTCGGCAGGCGCATGCAGAACCGCACGCCGTAATTGTCCAGGTTGAGCGGTGTGCCGTTGTCGTAAATTTCGGCGGTGAGCGTAGTGCCGTTAGCGTCGTACTGCCCGAGGTAGAGCGTTGGCGTTATCAATGGCTGCTTAGACACGTCTAGCGTGATTGATTCCATGTTTACAGGCATGTTCAGCCCTCCTTAATGATTACCAAACCCGTTTCACGAAAAGCCCCATGTTGTCGCGCGACGCGATGGTGCCGCGTGCGCCAGACTGGTTGTAGGCGTACAGGTAGACCACGTCGTTCGCCGCTAAATCGAGGAAAATCGGCCCGATGAAGCGCGTCTGGTACGGGTTGGCGTTATAGGCGCGGTCGTTGCCGTCGAGCACGCTCGTAGAATTCTTGTAGATGCATACGTGCACCAGGTCGTCCGCCGTGTAGCCCGAGTGGACGTAGGCCGAACCCCACACCATGTACGTGCCAGCCTGCGCCACCTTGATGCCGTTGTCGGTCGTCGCGGAGCAGTTCTTCCCCTTGAACGTCCTGAGCGGTAATTTCTGGCCGCTCGTGGTCAGCGTGAGCGACGATGACAAGCTGGTGTACTGGCCGTATATGTCCAGCCCCAGCCCCTCGACCCACGCGCTGCGTCCAGAGTTCGCCGCCGTGCGGTCGGGCGTGAAGCTGATGTACGGCTTGCCGTCCGATTCGAGTCCCAGGTAGAACCCGTTGCTGTAGGCCGTCGCCCCGTCCGCGCTCTTGCGCTGAACCACGTAGGAGCGGTACAGCCTGCCGCCAGTCTGCAAGGCCTGCTGGTTGTACCATACCGAGTCCCCGTTCGCGTCGCGCACGTTGCTCGTGCCCCAGTACTGGTTCGAGCTGGGGGTGCTCCCGATGCGCGTGTCGACGATTGAGCGTTGGTTGCGGAACTCCAGCTCGTTGCCGTTGTTGTTTGTTGCGTTCGATGGCACCTCTATATACAACGCGCCTGACAGCGTGCCGCCAGACAACGGAAGGTAATCGCCTAAATCTGTAATCTCCGATTCTGTGTGCGTGTGCGATGATGCAGCTTTGCCATCAAGCGCGGCTTGCAAGCCGTCCACATCGCTAATAGCATGACCGTGGACAATCGCCGCGAATGCTTGCTTTATGTTCGCCCAGAAACGGTTTAAACCAGTAATAGTGATTGCTTCGTTGCCCTGCGGATTATTGTCTGCCGTGATCGCGTCTATTCGCGTATTGGTGGCCGCGTCCACACCCACCGAATCACCCGACATTTTCAAGCCATCGCCGCAGATAGCGCCGCCTTTAATCGTCGTGCTCATGGTCGGCATTGATTGCAAGATAACGCCCTCTGCCGCTGCTGCCGCCGCGTTAGCGCGGTTTGTCGCTTCGGTTATCTCGTCGCTGTAGGCAGTTGACGGGTCAGCGTTGGCTTCGGCGCTTGGCAGAACAACCACATCTATTCGATTTGTCGAGCAAATCAGCGTGGTTCCGCTGAACACCTCGATATAGGCAACGCTAGTTTGACCGACGAACACCGCCGCGTATTCCTCGTTAATCGGGATGGTTGCGACGTTGCCGGACACGGTTCCGTTTACACTGTAGTAGCTCACGTCATCGGGCAGGCGCATTGAAAAGCGCACGCTATAGTTCGTCAGCGCGAGCGGTGCGCCGTTGTCGTATATCGCCGCTTCAATCGTCGTGCCGTTCTTGTCCCCTTGTCCGAGGTACAGAACGGGCGTGGCTAGCGGTTGTTTGCTCACATCGAAGCTGAATGATTGAGTGTTCAATGGTTATACCTCCGCGCTTTCGAGAACGGTAATTTTGAATCTGCTGGTTGAAAACTTGGATTCGCTACCATCGTTCGGTTCGTAGGTGAAATACGCCACCGCTTCACCCGCCGCGATTTCATCCGCGATTTCTGCGAGTGATAAAAAAACCGCCATACGGATTGTCGTAGTGGCTATATGCCTTGCGATAGTGTGGACATAACCGTTCGAGAACCGAATAACCATGTTCACATCAGAATTTGCGGGTAGATTGAAGATTTCGCCGTTGTCGGTTAGCGCAACCTCTAGGCACACGCCCTCAATGTCGCGCCGCCCGATAAAAACGTGCTCATTGTTTGGCTTCTTGCAGAAATCAAGCGTTATAGCCTGCTCGTTAACCATCGTCCACCTCTTTGAACATGAAATCGAGCACGAGTAAATCAGAGCCGCTAACAGCGCCTATGGCGTGCTTGTAGTCGATTGTAAAAACCCTCGGCTCGCATTCGAGCAGCGCGAACGGGGTTAGCTCTTTTACGAACTCGGCGAATTCGGGCGTGCCGTTCTCGATTGATACGCCTCCGTCATCGTCTGCGCTGCCGTATTTGCAGACAAGCTCGTTTTTCTTCGCGATGTACTCGGTCAGCTCGTCTTGCAAGAATCGCGTGTTACGCGCCGCCGCATAGCCCAGCAAGTCTGTTCTGTCGAGGTACTTGGTCAACACGGACAGAGCCGCTTCTGCTTCAATGTTCTTCACCATCAACCGCCTTACGTTCGACTGACAATCAGGCCGTCGACCACGCGCCACGTATACGCGCCGATTGAGAATTCGCCATCCCAAACGCCGCTGGAAATAGCTGGTCGGTTGTAGAACGTGGCCGTCCCCGCGCTATCGACGTTCAAATCGGCGCTGATTTGCGTATTTCGGTAAATCGATAGCTTGTCAGCGCTTCGCGAATACTGCGCGACGGTTACGCGGTTGTCCGAACTGAGGTACTTCGACGTGATTTGCAACACACCAGGCGCGGCAATCTGCATCAATCCAATGTCGGTCGTGCCAACTTGATAATTACTCGCCCAGACAGAACCCATGTCAACGCCGTTATAGCGAATCGACAAACCAGCGCTGTCTAGCTTTACCTTGTCGTTGTAAATCGCGTTGCTGCTAATCGTGAACCCGCCGATTGTGGCTTTCGTCGTGACGAGTCGGCCTGTATCCAAATCCCAGTAAGTCCCTAGATTGTACGAACCGATAAAGCCCGTGGTGATTGCAGCGGCTACGATCATCTCCGCTGCAATGCGCCCTGACGTGAACACAGATTTCCAGTCCCACGCCCCGCCAGAAGTTCGGCTGTTCGCGATGCGGATAGAGCCGCCCTTGATTTCCACGACCTGACTAGCTTCTGAACCAATCGACGGGTCGCTAACGGCATGGTCGTATGTTTTGATGCCCTCGCCCTCTACAATGTACGTATAGCCGCCAGTCGCGTTAACCTCGGCGTTGATGCGCTCTAGCAGGCTCGTAACGTAATCAGAAGTGGACATATCCGTAACGAGCGCGTTAAGGCGCGTGTCTATAGCCTTGATTGCAGGATTGTCTAAACCGAACTTACCAGCCAAACCGCTATCAATGTAACCCAGTTCGACCGTCACGCTATGCCCGTTTAGCTCGTCGGTTTCCATGCTGACGATTCGAGCGGAAAGCCGCAGACCATCGCCGCCGAACTTCTTGTCGACAACGTGGACAACATCGCCAAGCGATACGCCCGTGAAGTCCACTCCTTCTTCGCCCGCTTGGAAAACGTCCACCTCATAGGTGATTTCGGGCGTGCAATACTCTTCCAGCACGATCTCGCCCCACGCGAGCAGTTCGGCAGGCGTGGTTATTTCGCTGTTTTCGACAATCAGCGTCGGGTAGACATAGCCGCCGCTGCCGTTCGTCATCTTGCAAACGTCAACCATCGGTGCGTATTCGAGGTAATCCCTCCCGCCGTTCACGCTCTCGATGGTGATTTTTCGGCCATAGCCGCCGCCCTCAGTTTCTTCGCCTTTGCCGCGTGGCGAAATGCGGCAATAAAGCGGCGAATCGCCGAACTTGCGCTTAATCGACACAACATCAGCGCCGAAATCAAAACGCCGCGTGGCCGTCTGCTCGCCAATCTGCGCGTACAAATCGACTTTGCGCGAAACCACAGCGCCCAGGTTGTCCACTTCCACGGTAACGTCGATTTCGCCACCCCAAACGTCGATTAGCACGCCAAGCGCCGCCCATGCGCTCATGTCGTACATGCTCGCGCCACCAGTGGACGAATTAGAAACCGTTCCCACCGTCCACCGCTGCTGGTTAGACAGCGCCGCCGCGAGCGCTTCGTGTGCGCTAACGGGCGTTTGCGTTCCAGGCATTCTCGAAACCGTAACGCCCAGCAAGTCATGCTGCACAGACCACGTGCAATAGTACGTCTTGGCGGTTTCATCGCCGATTTCGTGTGTCTGCTCGATGCCAGTAACAACATATTCGCGCCACAGCTCGCGCCCGTCTTTGTAGAGGACACGATTGCCCTTGTCAAGCGCTTGCGTAGTCACGATTTCCAGCGAATGCTCGCCATTGATTTCCTCGCGCCGCGTGACCGAGAATACGTTGTTCGGCGCTAGCTCGCCCAGCGCGTTACCCAGGTTGTCGCTAATGATGAAACGCCGCATTACAGCCACCTTTCACGCCACGTGATTACAGCGGTGCCGCGAAAACCGACATTGGCAATCGAGTGGACACCAGGAGCAAGCACTAGCCAATCGCTGTCAATCGTCGGTAGCGAAATCGCGCCGTCGACGGTTGAATGACGGTTCTCGCAATCGATCATCAATGCGCTAGCTGTCTGGGCTTTGAATTTCACGAACTCGCCACCATCAACCTCTACGCCCCATAGGTAATCGGGGCTTGTGCCACGCGCACCCGTAGCCGTGATAACTGGCCGCGTTGGAGCGGTGCCGCCGATTAAAACAGTGGACGTAGCGCCAGCGGCAACGGAAACCGTCGTTTCTTCGCCGTAGGCTACCGGGTCGACAAGCGCAAACGAAACCTTGCCAATTTCGCCGTCGATGTGCCGTTCGAAGCTGACCCCTGCATCTGGTATAGCCTTATACGACCAACCGGGTGCGTCAGGTAGAACCAGCTCTTTAGGCTCGTCCACGTTCAGCAGGCTAGCCAGCTTCGAAGCTTTAACGCGCCGTTCCTCGGCTGTGCCGATTAGCGTGATCGAAAACTCCACGTGTCCGGCTGCGATGCGCGTGCCGATGAACTTCGAGCCGTTCGAGGATTGCACGTCCTCGAATTGCGGCTCGAAATTCGCGAACTCCAAAACAGGCTCGCCGCACGTGCCGATGGTCGCTAGGTCGAATTCGTTAAAAATCACGCTCATGCAAAACCACCCGCCGTTTGTCGGTTAATCATCGTGTTTAGCTGCTGCGCCACGGCGCGAATGTCGGACTCCTTGCGCACGTTGAACGTGCAATCGTGAATGTCCACGCCTGCGCTTTTCGGCATGTGCTCGGCTATGCCCTGCGCGTACTTATCGAAATACGGCTCGTAGCTCGGCCAGTAAAGCTCGGTGCCCTTCTCGCCGTAACCGTTGAGCGTAACGGTCGGCTCGTCAGCGAAACCGCCCTTCGCGTACCATTGGATACCGAGGGACGGAATGGAGCCTTGCAGCAAATCGGCAAGCTGCCACCCTTTAGGGCTGATGTAGAAATGCGGCAGCTTAATCGACGGTAGCGACACGTTGAAATTGAAGAAACCCTTGATGCGGTCAATCATGTCGCGAACGAAATTCTTAGCCGTTTCAATCGGTTTCCAAATCGCGTCTTTCACGCTGTTAAAAATCTTACGGACGTAACTCGGAAACTGCGCGATGTTCCAGAACACCTTGCGTATACCCGTAACCTTGTCTGCTACGAAATTACGCGCCGCGTCGATGGGGTTTTTAATCGCGTCTTTGATGCGACCGAAGATTTCGCGCACCCGCTCGATAATATCTCCGATGCCCTTAATCTTGTCCTTGATTGCGTCCACTACACCTTTGATGCGGTCGCGGATGCCGCCCCAAATGCTCGATGTTTTCTCGCGAATCGCGCCGAATATATTGGAGATGGTTTCGCGCACGCGCCCGAATATGTTCTTCACGGTTTCGACTACGCTCTTGATGCCGCCGATAATCTCCTTGATTCGGTTGATTGCACCTTTGATAACGTTCTTGATTGCAGGCCATACCTTTTCGGTTACGGTCTTGATTGCTTTCATGCCGCCCACGATGACCGATTCGACAACAGGCCATACTTTGTCAACGACAGCGCCTACAGCCGTTAGCGCGGTATCGACGGCGCTAGACACAATCGGCCAGACCGTTTTAACAATCTTCTTGATAGCGTTGAGCGCCGTGGTTATGACGGTGCGGACAATCGGCCATACGCGCTGAACGATTTTGCGAACAATGTCCATAGCTTTAGTGACCGCACTAGAAACACCAGGCCAGACCTCGCCGACAACATCGCTGATAGCGCCCATTACTTCATCGAAAACCGCGCCCAGCTCCGGCAAGACTTCATCCATAATCGGCGCGATTTTCTCAGCTACCTTCTGAATAACAGGGAGCACAGCAGCCGTGAACTTGTTGATGACGGACGTAATCGCCTTTAGCATCTTGTCGATGTACGGCATAACCGCGTCTAGAATCGGCTCTAGGATTTCGAAGAACGCCGCCGATAGGTTCTTGCCGACAAGACCAAGCTTTTCCTCTACGGTCAGCGTATCTTGGTAGATGTCATCTAACGCACCCTCGCTATCGGTCATGATAGCTTCGTACATATCATCGAAGTTGAGCTGTCCCTTTTGCGCAGCGTCGTACATCGCCAGGCCAGAACGCGAGCCGAACAGCTCTATAGCGTCCTGCGCCGTAACGCTGCCGTCTTCAACACCTTTGACGAACTCAGCGAAACCCGTCTTCGCGTCTTTGCCCTCGGCAGACCAAGAAGCGATACCTTTCTTCATGCCTGCGAGAATGCCAGACGTGTCAGCGCCCGTCTTCTCGAAGTTTGCAAGCATGGCGATTGCATCGTCGGTATCAAAACCCAACTCTTTAAACGATGCAGCGTTCTTGTTAACCGATTCGGTCAGCTTGCCAACGTCGATGCCTGCGGCCTGTCCCGCCTTGGTCAGCTTGTCGAGCGTGATGCTGTAATCGTCCGCTGGTATGCCAGCGTTGTTCATCATCTTGGTAACGTCTTGGATTGCTTTAGTAGCATCCTGCCCCGTCACCTTCGCGAACTTCATAGCCTGCTCAGACGCGCCCTCTAGCTTATCACCATTAAGCCCAAGTCGCGTGTTCAACTCGCCAACAGCGCTGCCAATATCACCGAAATCGCCGACAACGCTTTTCGAAACGTCCAGGTAGACTTTCTTCAACGCCGTGGCCGCTTCGCCCGTCGCGCCCGTGGCGGTCTTGACGTTATTAAAACCGCTTTCTACGTCCGTGAACGCTTCTGCAATCTTTCCAACCGCCAAAGCGCCCACCAACGCACCGCCTGCGGCCTTGAAAAGCGCGGTTGATTTGCTCTTGAAATTGGCACCGAAACCGCTACCGGCTTTAGTTCCTGCCTTGCTTATATCAGGGGTTATAGCCTGCGCGATGCTCGTCCCCGCGCCCTGCATGGACGGCATGATTTGAACGAACGCATTGGCTACAGTTGCGCCCTCAGCCATTACTCACCCCCGTAATACCAATCGTTGAATTGCGAAATTGGAATAGGATTAGAACCGATGCGCTTCGCGCCGCTGTCAACCCACGGTCGCGGGTACGGCTTCGGCTTCTGCGGATTTCCGCCGTGCGTCTTGGAAATCATGTAGCACAGAGCCGTAACGCCGTCTATTAGATCGGCTATCATCGCCGATTGCTTCAACTCAGCCGCGAACGTAGCCGCGTCCTCGTGCTTTGCGCGGAATGTCGCGCTGTCCATCGGTAAGTGTTTTGCAAAATTTGCCAGCTCGCCCCATCCGAAAGCACGAGCGGCTTGCTCTAGCGTCATGCCCAGAATTGTCAGACAGTCATAGCTAAAAGCGCCGCCCGTGTCCTCGTCAAGTCGGATGAGGGCGATTATTCCCCCAGGCTTTCGCCGTCTTGGTTCGAGTATGCGCTAATAAGCCCTTGGAGCGTGTTAGGGGTCAGCTCGTCGGTAGAACCGGGCGCGTACTTCTCGAAAATATCGAGAAACATATCGACCGCGATTTCCTCGCGCTCGTCGGGGTCGGCGTTGCGCACGGTCTTTTGGAGTTTGCGGTATTCTTTAATTGGCAAATCGCCGAGACGCGGAATAGCGAACTTCTTCTTGCCATCACCGCTTTTGAACTCGAACAGCTCGCCCTTTTTCTCGACCTGATACATGGTTACCCCGCAATGATCTCGCCGTCATCGTACAGGAAGTAAATCGAATGACCCGTGCCGTCATCGTAGGTGTCAATCGTGCCGCCGATGATGTTGCCAGCGTCGGGCTTGAAGTCAATCTGGTTAACCTCGGTGAGCTGCCCACGGGGGACGCATACGCGAACGCGGGCAGCGCCATCCTTCATCGAGAAGCACCAAGCTTCAATTGGCGGCAACTCTGCTCCAATGGAAATCTTCATCTGCTCGCCGTGCTCGCGACTGCCAGCAACGACGGTGACGTTATCCGCGCCGAAAACGCGCTTCGCCGCGAACTCGTCAACTTGCAGGAACGCGAGCGCAATCTGCCCCGTGAACTCAGTCAGCAGGTTACGGACGGTTGCCTTAGACCAATCGTGAATAGCGGTCGTGCTGCGCGTGACCGTGACGGACAATCCATCCTCGGACACGTAGCCGCCATCGTCCCATGCCTCGGTGAGTGCTGCGCGTGCGTCAGCAGGCATAGCCGTGCCAACGGGTGCAACCGCAACCGCGCCAGTTGTGGCGCTCTGGTCGGGAGTAGGCGCGTAAACTTTCTTAGCATCAAGTGCCATGATTTCAGCTCCTTAAATCGTTAACTTTTCGCCAGGGGTTATAACCGTCGCTCTGAACGTGTAGCGTGCCAGCGTCGGCGCTCTCGGGTCTGGTTGACTGCTCGGAAGCATCGCCGAAACGTCGCTATACTGCGTTGACGTATCGCGCACGGGTAACGAGCAGACAAGCGCGTAAACCTCGTTAGATAGCGCTGTTGCTGTAGCATCGTCGGCTGCATAGCAATCTATCGAAACGTCATGCTCGTGCGAAACGCCGGAGACGCGAGCGCCACCGACGCGAGTTATCATCACATCGTTCTCTCGCAAGTCTGGCGGTATCGGCGGCGCGAACACGCGGCAATCACTAAGTAACGCGGCTAGGTCGACGCGCATAGCGTCTTCAATGTCAATCGGATAAGCCAACTGCATTAGCCCCTCACCGCCTTGCTTAGAACCTTGTCGATTGCTTCTGCTTTTCGCGCTTCGTTCGTGGCCGTCTTAACGACGTATCCGACACGACCGCCGCCATAGTTCATGCGCCGTAGCTCGCCGACTTCGAAGCCGTCACCAGCTCGCGCCGCGATTGCGTCAGCGGCTTTCTTGCACTCGTCGGCTATCGGTTGCGACAACAGCAATTGCGTTATGCCGTCGCTGTTTAGCTCGATTCGAACGGAAGTGGACATGGCTAGCCCCTCCATTCGTTGAGCCGTGCGAACACGTGCGAGATTCGCCCCGTGGGGCTTTCCCAGGGCATAGGAGCGCCGTTTATCTCGAACACGCTACCTTGCCAGTAAACGCGGTCACCCGCCTTTAGATTCGCCCCAGGTGGCGCGTATAGCGTCCACTCTTCACTGATGCTGAGCGTTCGCCCGTCGAAATCCCGCGTGGAAGTGGACGGCTGTACGGAGCAACCTTGAATCGTGAACGTGAGCGGGTTAGTCCAATCGGCTACGGTTGTGCCGCGCCTGTCCACCAGGTTAGCCCGTTTCACCGTAATTTCGCTTTTGCAAAAACTAGGCAGCATAACGGCATCACCACGCACGCGCCAGCTTGTACGGCGCTAGCAATTCCTTGTCGCGGTCGAGCAGCGAAACGCCGCCCGTGATACCCGCGCCCGTCTGGTTATACGTAACCGAGACATTACCAGCGCGTTCGCTCGCCACGCCAGGAGCCGCTACAAGCACATTAGACGCGATTTGAGCGACAACCTGCCCGATTGAGCTAGCCGCGAAACCCGCCGTATAAGCGCATTCGACCGAACGCCAGCTATCGGGGAACGTGGACGATTTCAAGCGCACCATACCCGCCGCCGTCCACTCGTAATTGGTCACGGTTTCGCCGTTCACGCTCAGGATGTCCACCGATGTAACGCCCATAGCAGGCAACATGAGCAATTCGCCCTCGCCATGCCCCGTGTACACGCATTCGAGCGACGGCGCGACGTGCCAGCCGCAGTAACGGCGCACAGCATCACTAACAGCATTCAGAACCGATTCAATCTGCGTGACCGTGGACGATAGCCCCGGACACAGCACACGGAATTCCGCAACCGAGATAATCGGCGGCAATTCTTCGACGGTGTACCCCCAAGGCGTTACCTCCGTCGCCATTACTCTCCCTTCTTGGATCGTTGCGTGCGTGCCTTGTTCGTCGGCTTGACTTCTTTCGTTTCGGGCTTCGCCTGTTTGACCTCAACAGCGCCAGTAGGCTGCTCGCCCTCTTCGAATTGGAAAGTCAAACCGTTGTAGCGGTAAACCTTCAACATTGGTTGACCTCCTTAAAAGAAAAGGCGGGAGCCGAAACCCCCGCCATGCTTGCAGAACCGAGATTAAGCGGAAACCTTAACGAACGCGCTCGGGATGCGGGTCGCGAGCATAAGGCGCTCTTCCACGATCACGGTAACGCGGTTGTTTGTGCGGTCATCATGGTCACCAGTCACGACCTCGACGCGCACGCCGTCACCCTGCTTGGTAACGACAGACGCGCCCGGACGGAACGCGCCAACGAGCACGGTGCCAGCGGTAACAGCCGTGGTGACAACAGTGTTAATGCCCCAGAGGTTCGGCTGCTGCGAATTGGCCGTGTTGCCATAAGCGCCATAGAAGTAGCCGCCGCCGTAATACTGAAGGTTGCTGTCCTTCGCAAGACGCAGCGCCTGGTAATCGGTCGGGTTAATGACGATTGCATCAGCGTCGTAATTCGTGGCGCTCTTAACGTTCATCATTGCCTTGAACACGTCATCGGCGGTCAGCGCGGAGCCAGCAGGCGAAAGCGTCTGCACGCCAGACGTTGCAAGAAGCGTGGTCATCAGGTAGCTCTCGATTGCCTGGTCAAGCTCGAACAGGCCGCGATTGTCGATGCTCGACTTCAAGAAAGCATTATCCTCGATAAGCTCGTCAGTCTCGTAGTACCAGCCAGCAATCTTTTGCAGGCTCGCCGTCTTCGGCTCGTAGGGGACATGGAATTGCGGCTTCGGCGCATTCTCGGCAACAGTGGTCGGTGCGCCCTCGGTAGAGCCAAGAACGAAATACTTAAGCGACGTACCGCTAATGGACTCAGCGCCGAACAGCGAGCGAATCGCGAGGTTGCGCTGCGAAACAACGTCCACGACGTTCTGATCGAGGTATTCAATCGGCGTGGAGGTGTGAGCGCTGGTCGCGGCCTTAAAACCGAAGCCCGTACCAGCAGACTTGGCGGCACCAGCGCGAAGCGCGGTAAAGTCGAGGTTCTTAATGGCGAAATCGCCCAGCGTCTTGCAAACCTCGATGCTCTTAGCGTCATGCTCTGCGCCCTTGAACGAATCGAGGATAGCCGACTTCTCAGCGATAACAGCCTGACGCGACTTCTCAGCGTCGATAGCGGCCTTAACCTCGTTAATCTCGTCCACCGTCCCGGCGGCTTCGAGCTGCGAATACAGTTCGTCAAACTTAGACATTTTTACTGCTCCAATCTGTAAAGGTTGATAAGTGCTTCTTTCTTCGCCCGAATGAAATCGTCCTGCGATTTTTCGCCCTCGGCGGGTTCGTCCGCTTCGCTAGAATCGTCCACGTCCTCATCAGGCTTGCTATCGGCCAAAAGGCCGTTAACAACTTCGATAATCTGTTCTGCCGCGCTGATGACGCTTTTCAGCTCGTCAGCGTCCTTGGCCGAATTGCGACGGCCTGCCTTGCTCTCAACTTCCACGGCTTTCACCTCTTCGACGGTCGCATGTTGGTTAGCAGGTATCTGCACTAACGAAACCTCGAACAGCTCCAACTCGCGCAGCTCGTTAGCCTTGCGGCCATCCTCTAGCGTCGTGTTGGCCTGCTCGATGATTTCGAATGCGAAGCTGAACTGGTAGACGCGCCCTTCCTGCACGAGCTTGCGCACGTACTGCGCCTTCTCGTTGTCAGCGTCGAACTCGGCGGTTACGAGCAACCCGCGATCGTCTTCCTCAGCTTCGACAACACGGCCTATGTTGCTCTTCGGGTCTTCGGTGTCATGACCCCACAGCAGCGGGATGTACTTCCCCTGCTCGTTAAGCGCCGTCCACCTCTCCAACGACTTCGCGAATGCGCCCGGTGCTACAACATCGCCGTAAGCGTCTGGGTCGCGATCGAAAGTGGACGCATAGCCCTTGACGGTGCCGCCGTCCTCCTTCAGCTCTGACTTGATGCACGCTTTGAATTGATGCATGGTCAACCTCTTTTCAGGCATTAAAAAAGCGCCATCGGAGGCGCTGTTCTCGAAATAGTCTCTGATGATTTGCTCTGTCCCTGGCGGTCTGCCGTCATCGGCTGCGCGTTGCAGGCACGTTTCCATATCCGTTTCCATGACGATTTGCTCCGCGCCTGCTTTCGCGTAGGCTTCGCGCTGCTCGTCGGTCGGCATCGAGTGGATAATCCACGACTCGCATTTCGTCTCTACGCAGTAATCGATAACCGCCTTGCGTGCTCGGAATGCCGCCTGTTTGATATCGCCGTCAGGCAGATGGCCGTCAGCGCCAAGCGCACGCGCTATCTCGTCGTAATCGACAATCACATCGCCTTTTTGCGCGTGTTCGCGAACGTACGTCGATTTGCCAGAGCACGGAGCGCCGATTATCACGTGAATCATCTTTAGCTCCTTACGGTATGTAAATCTCAACCTGACACTGACAATTGCACGATTCCTCGGGCGTTAGGCTCTGGTCACCAGGGAAGTTAGCGCCGTTGGAAAATTCCTCGTCATACGGGACTGTCTCGCCGTTCATCATGGCGTGTTCTGCGCGTGGGTTGCCGCTCGTGACTATCCACGTCTTCATCGCGCTGCGATTGCCTGCGCGTTGATGGCACGCTTCGAGAATCGCGAAACCCGCTACAGCCGTAGCGAACGAACGACCCGCCATGTCTGCGCGTGATTCCTCGGCCTTTTCGAACACGCCATCGACGGTTGCGCCAAGCGCGTCCTCGTCTTCGTAATCGCCGTCAATGGCTGCTTGCAGTTGGCGATACGTAACGTTGTTAATAGCTTGCGATTTGCCTTTAGCCATTGCGCGAATGTACGCTTCGATGCGCTCGGAATCGAACTCGCCACCCAAGCCGCCCTCTTCGACGGCCAAACGTCCACGCCTTGCGGCCTGCCGTTGGAAAATCGGCGTTAGATCGTCTGCAAGTTCGCGCTCCCACCGCTCGGCATTCCACCAGTTTTCGTAATCCTTTTTCGAAATCTGCTGCGAAACCGAACGGGCTTGCCGTTTGAAGAATTTACGGAGCGTCGCGGTTATCTCTTTCGCATCCTCGTCCTCGGGCTTCGACTTGATGCGGATACCGTTCACGCCTTTAGAGTGGACAGCAGCGGCGTTATAGCCGCTTTCCTCGCCGTCAACGTCATTCGGGCTTGCCTGTCCACCTGTTAGCACGTTAAGCGGCGTAACCAGTTCATCGCCGCCGTCAATCGCGGGAAGGTTGAGCATTGCGCGTGCTTCGTTGCGTGTCATCCACGGTGCGCCAACGCTCGATTGCATCACGCTAGCGCGTTCCTCGAAGCTGCCCTGCAATTTAGCGTCCAGGTCGAACTCGCAATAATGCGTATCGTCAAGCCCGAGTCGCGGCACGAGGAAGGCGTTAATCCGCTCTTCCAGCATGTCGAGCAACGGTGCGAGCGTGTCGGCGTAAAGTGCGCGTGCGTTGTCCTTAGCCGATGCGTAGGTTTGCGCGTCGGTGTGGTAAATCAACCCAGGATTAACGTGGTAAACCGCGCACACGTCCTCGCGTGATAGCTTGGTGGCTTCTACCCATTGCGCTTCTCGTGCGTTGAAGGTTGTCTGCTCTAGCCGCATGCCGTCTTCGAGAATCGGCGTGCCGCCCGTGTTCGTACCTTCGTCGCTTGCGAATTTCGTTTTCCAAGATTTAGTGAAACGCTCTTTCGCGCCATCGCCCCAGGGTGTGTCGGCTGGTCGGCTAATCCACTGGGTTACCCTGCCGCCGTTCTTCCATACTCCGTTGCGGAAGTGCCACGCGCTGATTTGCTCAGTGAGTATTTCCTTTAGCGCGTCGATTCGACTCGAAGAGTTGGCCGTGCCATACGGTGACCAACCGTTGAAGCGGATGTAATCATCGGGCTTGATCGTGAAACTTGCCGCGTGCGGCGATTCGACTTTTATATAGTCGGCCTGCAATCCGTCGCGGGTCTTAGCGTCCACCCAGTCGGTCGGAATGACTGCTAATGTCCACCTCTCTTCGCTCGGCACGGTCAGCCATATAGCGTCATCGTGAAGCAGGTATTCGCTAACGGTTGCCCTTATAAGCTCGTGCCCCGTGCTCCAATTGTTCGGGTTTCGCAACGTCCGCGCCAATACGCTGTCGCGGTCGCGCTCCCTGCCGCCGTCTGGTTGCCTGACGTAGCATTTCAACGGCAAGCCTGCGACGTTATCGGCCAGAAACGAGATAACCGAACGCAGCGCCGGTTGCGTCTCGTACAGCTTCGACGCGCTCATACCCTTAATTGCGTCCCCGCCGATGTACACAGTCCGTTCGACAACTGCGGTTCGTCGGAAACGGTCTAGAACGCCCATTGATTCACCCCTTTACAGCACAATCAATTCCGCGCCGTCCTCGTAGGCGCTTTTCTTGACCTTCTCGATTGAGGTAGCAGCCCCTAGCGCCATAGTGCAGGCTACTAACGGCGAAATGTCTTCAAGCGACTTTTTCCTGTCCCACGCCCAAGCGCCATCGCCAAGTGGACGGGTAGCGGCTATGTTCGCTGCCAAATCCAACGCAGGCTGCGAACGGTGGAATACTGGCGTGCTGTCAGACTCGTTATCTTCATCGCACGCGGCCACTGCATCCCACATACGTCCGCACCATCCGGCAACGTCCGCGCCCTGACACGGGATTATGTCCACTCCATCTACAGCCGCAATAATGTCAGCTAATGCCGCAACTGGTGAGCCTTTAACCTGCAAAGCAACGCGCATACCGTGATATTTCGGCGCACGCTCCGCAAACCAATTCTGCAACCAGCCAACGCCCGGGCGATACTCGACTAACTCAACGTGATAGCTTCTGTCAGCACGCAAGCCGCAAACCGCGATACTTGAACGGTTACGATCGTCGCTCACGTCCACGCCCCACCAAAGTTGAGAATCAGGCGCGATAGTGGACGAATCATCGGTACCAGCTTCCCATGCGCCTATCGGGAACGGTGGCGTAACGCTTGCTGTGATCCATTGGCACAAATCCTCAACGCGGAACTCGTTCTCAGGATCTGTTGCGCAATCTGACGCAATTGCAGATTCGGACAAGAAACCGTAATTCATGGATGGGTTAGCTTGTGCCCATTCTTCCCTGTCCCATTTATCGCAATCAGGCGTTGCAGACCATTCGAAAATACCGATTGAGGAAAGCGCGTCTTTCATCGCTTCTTTTTCTTCTTCGCTCGGTTCAATTGCCGATTCGCCAGCAGCAGCGACTATTCCATCAGGGTCGCCAATCGCGCTATGTGCCTGCATTCTCAAATGACGCAGAACAACAGAAGCGCCATCTCCTGCGTTGCTCATGCACCAGACAATCGCGGATTTCTTCGCTTTGATTGTTTTGCTAGCCGCGCTCCATGCTTTGAAGTCCTGATGCTCTCGTATCTCGTCCATGAGAACAAGATTCGATGTTTTGCCGCGTGTGCCTTTTCGAGTAGCAGCCGCGACTTTGTAGCGCCGATTGCTATTCAGGCGCAAAGTCTTGTTACCATTTCCGCGATATATCTGCTCAATCGCTTCTACTAGCTCGTCAGACTCTTGCGCCATTTCGACAGCGCCCTCCCAAACCTCGGTTGCTTGGTCTAAGTCTTGCGCTGTTCCTAATACGAGTTTTGCACCTAGTACGTACAAGAAGAACAACGAAAGCACCATGCCCATGATGCTTTTACCGTTCTGCCTTGCTACAAGGCACAACACGACGCGGTATCTAAGCCGCCATTCGCCTTCGAAATCGCCCACGATCTCCAAGCCATGAATGAATAGCCATTTCTCCCACGGCAACAAATCGATATGGAGCGTTTCTTTTGCAAATTCGATAACGTCATAGCCGAGTGTGCTATCAGGCGTAAGTTTTCGTAAAGGCGGCGTGTAGATTCGTGGCGTTTCCTTGCCATAAATCAATCAATACCACCGCGCTTTCTGTACTTCGCCGATAGCTTTTCAGTTGTTGACTTTTTGCCGCTCTTCTTTGTTTTTACGACCTCGCATGGGGTTAGCCCGAGAGCATCGCAATAACTGAGAAACGATGCAGGAGTTACATACCTCGTTGCTGGTGTGTCTCCCGTATCGCTATCAAGAAAGTCAGCCATGTAACGAAGCATTTCTATCGGTGCTGCGCTTTGCTTCTCGTCAAGCGTTCCGCTGTCCACTGCTTGCGCAATTGACTTCTCAACTGATTGTCTAATTCGACCTTGCGTCATGGCTGACCTCCTTTCGGAAAAAATCGCTTAATAGAGAGGGAATCATTGCAGGCGGCTTCTTTCTCAGGATTTCAAACGCTCCAAGATTTAACAGCCCCTACCCCGTCACCATTCCCGGCTACGCTGCCCAAGATTATTCAAACCAGCTTTAGCACCTTTAGCGCGATTACATTTCTTATGACTAGGAAAAATATTCTCAGGTACTTCTGCCAACTCAGGGTGAGTATGGACAGAATGCCTATGATCAGGTTCCCAACTATCAGGCGTTGAAGATGGTTTAACAGAGTAATCTATCTTGCCGTTACATAGCCAACACCTAGCATCGGCCAGCTTATCGCGCTTAAAGCATTGAAGTCTAAGCCGCCGCCATGATTGGGTAGTACGGCCAGCTATGCCGCTCATAAGTTAACGCCGTGGGTCTGCTTCATCAACTTACGAACACCGCGATACTTACGCGCTTTAGCTGACTTATCGCGAATATGTCCACAGTTGCGCTTGCCCGGTAGCTCGCGTGGCAAGCCTAGCGCATCAACGAAAGCTAACGCGCAAACAGTTGTATCGTGCATCGATTGAAAGCGATTCCATACGTAAGCACGCAACTCGTCGTAAGTCATGATTAATTAGCTTTCAGGAAATAAAAAAGCCGCCCGAGTTGAGCGGCTATATAATTATGCACGATTGCATATTACAACATATGGCGTGCAAAACGCAACCCCGCCCCCAATATGTCCACGGTGGGCGCGTGGGGTGGGCGCGAAGCGCGATTGCAATAAAAAAAGTGGACAAATAAAAAAGCCGCCATGCACGAATGCACAGCGGCTAATGATTAGAACAATGTTCGTTGGTCTGGTTCGTATTGGTCGGCGAAACGTTCTTGCACGAATATGTATTCCGTTCGCTTGTCGGTGCTATTCGCTGCCATACTTGTTGTTCGTTTCGTATTAGCTATTTCCACGCACCCAGGCGGCGCATCAAATTCGCTCACATAAACAGGGAAGTCCACGCCATTTAGCCATGCATCGAACGCATCGAAATCGAACGCGCCATAACGTGAGCTGTTCGCCGTTCCTCGATATGGCGGGTCAGCGTATACGGTTGCACCTTCGGGAATGTCCACTAATCGGTAATCGCCTTGCAGACCTTGCAGACCTTGCAGACCTTGCAGACCTTGCAGACCTTGCAGACCTTGCAGCCGTGAGATTCGCTCAAGTTGAACCATGCGCTGGGCGTTTTCTATACCCTGCAATTCAGCCACGCGCCCGTTCCCGCCATTATTGAAATACTCGGCCAGCGCGTCGATGAATCGGTGATACCACTTGTACCGCTCCCACAACGACGGGCTGCTCACCATGAGCGAAGCGGGACGTTTCACGGCTTCAAGTTCCTCACCCCATAGATACGTGGTCTTGTCGTTCCCAAAACTATGAAGCAACGCAAGCGCCGTATCGGTGTCTCGGTATGCTAACCATTCTTCGCGTGATGGACACGCTGCATAACCGTCAAACTCACCATTGATAGCCGCACAAAACACCATCATGCTATCAGTCATATCGTTTGCAATAATTCGCTCAAATTTGCCTTTAACAAGCGCACAATGAGTCACAGCACCGCCACCAGCGAATAAATCAACAAGAGTATGTGATTTCGGCAATACATCAATTACCCATTCGGCAATTCGCGACTTGCTACCTTGATACGGCATTCCATATCTCATACGTCCACCTCTCCGCGTAACAGCCTACTCACGCCCACGCTATCAATCCAATCAAACGCAACCTGCGCCCAATTCTGCACCGTGCGCGGCTTCACTGTGTCTTTGTTCTCATGGCTTGATTCGAAGCGGTCTGCTATGTCTTGCCACTTCTCGCCGTCAATGTAGCGCGATTCGAGAACGTCAGCGTACTTATCGCCTAATCCTGAACGCACCGCCGAAATTATCACGAGCGATTCGCCTATAAAATTCTGCAGTTCGCGTTCTTCTTGACGTAACGCGGTCAGCTTTTCTCCTAGCTCGTCCACGTTGTATATAGCTTTTTGCGCTGTCGGGTCGCTAGTCGAATGCGCGGTTTTAACGCCGTCTTGCGGTTTC